TACATTGGTAGAATTGAAGATGCTGGAGGATATACAAACACTCCTGATGCACCTTATAGATTTTTACCTTGTATGGTAGCAGGTTTAGCTTATTATTTATCGTTTTTAAAAGCTGCGGATAGAACACAAATGTTAAAATTAGCTTATGAAGATGAAATGAAAAGAGCTTTAGATGAAGATGGTTCTAGAACTTCTTTATATATTTCACCACAAACTTATTTTGGAGATGGAGTATAATGGCATACGCAACTGGTAAAAAATCATATGCTATATCTGATCGTTCTGGAATGGCTTTTCCATATCAAGAAATGGTTAGGGAATGGACGGGTGCGTTAGTACATATATCTGAATTTGAACCTAAACACCCACAAATAAGAAGAAAAACAGTTAAAGCAGATGCGATTGCATTAAGAAATGCAAGACCTCAAGATTTTACTTTTAACTCTGGAGGATCTAGATTTACTACAACTGATTTATCCTTACCTGGAGAATTTGCTTTTGATTCTGCTGGGATGCAGCCTGATAATGGTGCAGAACAAAATAGAAAAAGACAACTTATTTCAATAGTTGGTAAAACAACAGTGGAGATATCATAATGGCTATTACACATGCAGATTTTTTAACACAGGTTAGAGATTACACGGAAGTAGATTCTAATGTATTAACTGATTCTATTATTGATAAATTTATTAGAGCTACAGAGCTTAATGTTGCAGGTCAAGTAGACTATGATGATTTAAGAAAATACTCTACATCTACTTTTACATCTGGAAACAGATATGTCAGTTTACCTGCTGATTGTATGATCATTAGATCAGTACAAATGATAAATGGTTCTGATAGAACTTTTTTAGAGCGAAGAGACACAAGTTTTATATCTGAATACAACAGTGGAGGTACTACAGGTGAGCCTAAGTTTTATGCTAATTGGGATGACTTTAATATCTTAGTAGCACCTACACCAGATTCAGCTTACACTATTCAAATCAACTTCATTAAAGACCCACCACATTTTGATAGTTCAACAAATACATATTTGTCAACTTATCAAGAAACAATGTTACTACATGGTGTCTTAACTGAAGCTTTTTCTTATCTTAAAGGTCCTCAAGATCTTTACACACTTTATAAAAGCAAGTATGATGAAGAAGTACAAGCTTTTGCTCTACAACAAATGGGTAGAAGAAGACGAGGAGAATACGATAGTGGTGTGCCTAGAATAAAGGTTCCATCACCGTCACCATAAAATTAAAGGAGAATAATTATGGCTATTACAACTAATGCAATTTGCAATTCATTTAAAAAGCAATTGTTAGCTGGTGAGCATGATTTTGATTCAGCAGGTGGAGATACATTTAATTTAGCAATGTATGACACTTCTGCTGCATTAGGAGAATCTACTACTAACTATTCATCAACTTCTGAAGTATCTTCACCAGCAGGTTACACTGCGGGTGGTAAAGCTTTGGTTAACCAAGGTGTTAAAGTATCTTCTGGTGTCGCTATTACTAGCTTCGCTAACTTATCTTTCACTGGTGTTACACTAACTGCTAAAGGTGCTTTGATTTACAATACAACAACTGACGGTGGTACAGGTACTACTGAAGCAGTTGCTGTGTTAGATTTCGGTGGAGACAAAACTGCAACAGCTGGAACATTTACAATCCAGTTCCCTGCATTCACAACTTCCGCTGCAATCTTAAGAATTGCGTAATTAAAGGAAATAAAATGATATGGCCACTGGATGGGGTAATAAAACATGGGGAGCAGCAGAATGGGGAGACCTTTCTAATGAAACCGTCTCAATCAGTGGCATATCAGCAACCACTTCTATAGGTTCATCAACAACTCAAGCTAACGCTGATGTTGGTGTAACAGGATCACAACTCACATTTACAAACGCAGGAGCTGTTGCAGGTGCATCGGCAGATGTATCAGTTACTGGTATTGAATTAACATTCTCTCCTGGAGAAGAAGTTATTGGTATTGGTGTAAATGTAACTGGATCACAAGCTACTACAAGTATAGGAACAGTCACAGTTGATGAAACTACTTTAACCGGAGAAGGTTGGGGTAGAGATGCTTGGGGAAGTTTTGCTTGGGGTGATAATTATTCAGTTGCAGTAAACGGTATATCACTAACAGCATCTATTGGAGAAGAAACTGCATTTACTGATGTAGCTGTAGATGTAACAGGATCAGAACTTACAACTACTTTTGCAAGTCCTTCATTCTCACTTCAAATTGACCAAGATATATTTGTATTAGCTTCTGAAAATCAGTTAGATGGCTTTGTTGGTACGTTAACATTCCAAGCTGATGCAAATGTTACTGTCACTAGTGCAGGTCCGTTAACAGTATCTGTAGGTACTGCTGAAGCAGGATTATTACTAGAAGTCCCAGTAACAGGAATTGAGTTAACTTCGACTATTGGTACAATTGCTTTAGAACAATCTACAAATGAGCCTGTTACAGGGCAAGAACTAACAACTTCTTTGGGAACTGCCGAAGAAATACCTGCTCAAATAGTGGGTGTTACAGGCATAGAATTGACAGGATCTGTAGGTTCGGTTACTGTAGTTGGAACTTCAGTAATACAGCCAACTGGAATTTCGGCTACTATTTCAGCTGGTCAAGCAAACGTTACCTCATGGCAGGAGATTGATCCGGGTGTAACCAATGTATGGACAGAGGTTGATTTAGCTGCATGATTAAGGTAAAATTATAATTATTTAGGAGACAAAATTTATGGCATCTAGTTATTCAACAGATTTAAAACTCGAACTAATGGTCACTGGCGAAAACGCTGGTACATGGGGTCAAAAAACAAATAACAATTTAGAATTAATTCAACAAGCAATTGCAGGATACGAAGCAGTAGCTCTTTCTGATGGTGGTACAGTTGCTCTTGCAATGTCTGATGCTGCAGAATCAAATGCAAGAAACATGGTTTTAAAGTTTACTGGAACTTTAACAACTGCATCAACTGTAACTATTCCAGATGGAATTGAAAAATTTTATATTATTGATTTATCTGTTGTAACAGGTGTAACAAATTTAACAATCAAAACTGCAAGTGGTTCTGGTTTCACTGCAGGTGAGGCTGCAATTGTTGCTGCTTATTCTGATGGAACAAGTTTAAATGAAATAGCATTGAACACTTTAGGTGGAACAATTGCACAGGCTCAGATTGATGATGCTGCAATTTCTACTGCAAAACTTTCTGACAATGCAGTGACTACGGCCAAAATTTCAAATGCAAATGTAACTGAAGCCAAAATTGCGGATAACGCAATTACTACGTCCAAGATTAGTGCACTTCAAGTTACTCAAGCAAAAATTGCTGACGATGCTGTTGGCCCAGATCAATTATCAAATACTGCAGTAGTTGCAGGTTCATACACAACTGCTGACATTACTGTTGATGCTCAAGGTAGAATTACTGCTGCTGCTAGTGGTTCTGCTGGCGGTGGTTTTGATATTTTAAAACTTTCTTCTGTTTCTGGAAGTGGAACTTACACAGCTAACCCTGCTGCTAATAACGTATCTGTATACGCTTTAGGCGGTGGAGGTGGAGGAGCTTCACCTGACTTTAGTTCTAATATAGCTGGAGGCCCAGGAGGTGATGGAGGATTTGGATATTTTTTCGTGCCTGTAACAGGTGGAACTGGTTATCCCTATAATGTTGGTGCGGGAGGAGCAGGCAGACCTAGACCTGCTAACCAAAACGGAGGCACTGGAGGAGCAAGTGGAATTTCACCTTTAAGTGCTGTTGCAAACGGTGGTAATGGTGGACAAAGAGGATACAACGGTGGAAACCCAGGAAACCCAGGAACTGCTCCAGGAGCTCCTGTATCTGGCGTGGCTCCAGCAATGTATTTTGATTCTGCAGGTAATGGGGGATTCTCTAATCCCTTACCAGGTAATGGTAATTCAGGAAACCCAGGATATTTAGTACTATTAGATAACGCAGGAAGTTAAAATTATGGCAAAACACATTATTAAAAATAATTTAGGATACTTTGCAAAAATTTGTGAAGATGATGCTTCTAAAGATTTTTGGATAAAAAACGGGTATTTTCAATCTGAACAAATAACAGATCAACAAGCTAATGATATTAAAAAAGCAGTAAAAGAGTGGCTGCAAGCAGACCAAGGTGCTGTTTCTGAATTAGTTACAAACCCAAGAGCTTTAATTTCAATAGAAAAAGAAGATGTTAAAGAATCATTAAATAACATCATTTCTAATATGGAAAAATATATTAACAACTATGAAAATACTCCTGCAATTTGGAATACAACATTAACAACTCTCAAAGCTGTTAACTTAGATAATCTTTCATTTCCTATCGAGGCTAGAAATTGGATTGACGCATTAGATAATAATGGTATATCTATTCTATCTTTGATGGAATTTTAATGAATGAACAGATAATTAAATTTAAAGCAAAAAAATTAATTTTATCAGATAAAAGTATTTATCCAGAACCTGCTAAAATGAATATAGCAGACTGGTATAAAAACGTGCCTTATAAAAATGATTCATCGCTTAGGACTATAAAAGCTTGTAAACCTTTTTTAGATTCTTTATTAGCTGGTTATATTTTAAAAAGTGCTATAGATCAAAAAATAAACTTTCACGTAGAAAACCCAAATAATAATAATCAAATTAATACTTGGATTGAAGTTCATCCAATTATAAGAGAGATGAATTTTACCAATCATATAAATGTAAATAGAGGAGATGAAGTACACCCTCCAGAACAAGTTGGTGGAATGTCTTGTCCCTTTTTAAAAGAAAATAAAGGATACCCTATTTATAAAATTTTAAACCCGTGGACTATTACTTTACCAAAAGGTTACAGTGCAATTTACATGCCTCCCATTAATAGACCTGATGATAGATTTCAAATAATAACTGGTATTGTAGATTATGGACATGACATACCTACAAACTTTCCTGTAATTTTTAAAAAACAAGGAAGTTGGATTTTAGAAAAAGGAACCCCTATCGCTAGTATTTTTCCTTTTAAAATTGAAAAATGGAAAATGGTAGTAGAAGAAATGAGTGATGATGAATTTAGAGCAAACAATTTTAGTTTAGCACAAAAACTAATGAAGTTTTATGAAAAATTTAAATGGATAAAAAAATCATGGAATTAAAAAACTTTATAAGTGTATATGATAATTTTTTATCTCCATTACAAGTATCTGCATTTTTAAGAACATTTAAAGATACTAAATTTGAAGATGCAGGTGTTATTGGAAATAAAAATGATATTCGTGTCAATAAAGATATACGCACTGCTCAAAACTATGGTTTATCTTCTGAAAAAAGTTTTACTGAAGCTCATTGGTTTAATTTTATTTGTTATAAAATTAAAAATACTGTTTTGAAATTTTGTAAAGAGAAAGAAATTTTAATTAATTTAAAACGTATTCAAGAATTAACTATATTAAAATATACAGAAGGAGGTTTTTATAAACCTCATTTTGATAACGCTCCTTTGCAAGCTCCTAGAGAATTTTCAGTTATTGTTTTTTTAAATAATGATTATGAAGGAGGTAATTTAGTTTTTTATGAACCAAATCATAAAGATAAAATACTTGAAGTTAAACCAGGGGTAGGAAAAATAGTTGTATGGCCAAGCAATTATTTATTTCCTCATGCAGCAGAACCTGTAAAAAAAGGAACACGATTTGTTTTAGTATCATGGATAATTTAAATAAATATATTTATATAGAAAATCTTTTATCAAAAGAAGAGATAGACTTGTTATGGAATTACGCACAACTTATTCATAGAAACAATGTAAGATGGTTTGATGAAAAACAAACAAAATTAGGAGAGACTTACCAATACGGATCTCCAACAACTGATGGACTTTTACTTATAAAACAAAAAATAATTGAAGAAAAATTAAATAAAAAATTATTACCAACTTATACGTTCTGGAGATTATATACGATGTATTCTAATTTGGCTTCCCACACTGATAGAGAAGAATGTGAATATACTGTAAGTATAACTGTAGCACAAGATAAAACCTGGCCTTTATTTGTTGATGGTAAAGAAATTATAATTAAACCTGGAGATGGTATTTTATATCAAGGCGCTAAATACAAACATTGGAGAGAAGAATATGATGGTGATTATGCTTTTCAAATATTTCTACACTATGTAGAAAAAGATGGTAAATATAAAGATTTAATTTATGATCAAAGAAAAGGATTAGGAGTGGAAAAAATATGAAATTTGAATTTAATGAAGACAATTACAAAATACTCTTTAATGAAAATGATATAAAAACTATCAATAAAAAAGGGTGTGTAGAATTTGATCCTTTAAACGCAAAACACTTTATTAATGGTTTATCAAGAATAGTAGCGGAATCTCATCTTGCTATTATTAAAAAAAATCCAGAATTGGAAAAAGTTCAAACATTCGATTATACTGATATTAAAACTAAATAAAGCATTAACTTTAAATACAAGGTGTTTTAAGGTATAATACGATATGCCTTTAACAAACGTACAGATTAGACCAGGATTTAATAAACAAGTAACACCAACAGGAGCTGAAGGACAGTGGACTGATGGGGATTTTGTTAGATTTAGATATAGTTTACCTGAAAAAATAGGTGGATGGCAACAAATCACAGATCAAACATTAGTAGGCGCTGCAAGAGAGCAACTTGTCTGGGCTGATTTGGACGGTCGAAGATATGCAGCAATAGGTACTCACAAGGCATTAATTATTTATTACGAAGGTGCTTTTTATGATATCACACCTTTAGATACCGCATTAACCAGTTGTACATTTGATACAACAGATACTTCTGCAACTGTAACCGTTAATAAAACAAGTCATAATTTATTAGCAGGAGACTTATTTACATTTACATCAGTGACTCCACCAGTTGGAGCAGGATATGTAGCAGATGACTTTGAAACAAATACTTTTGAAGTTATATCAGTACCTGATGCAGATACATTTACAATAACCATGGCTTCTGCTGCAACAGCAACAACATCTGCTAGTGGATCAGCAACCGTTAATCCATACATTAAACCAGGACCTGTAGATCAAACATACGGTTATGGTTGGGGTACAGACACTTGGAGCTCTGGAAAATGGGGAGAAGCTTCAGGAACATCAAATGTTATTCTTGATCCAGCATCATGGTCATTAGATCATTTTGGACAAAAACTTATTGCAACTATTAAAAATGGTAAAAGTTTTTATTGGGATCCTATTGCCTCAGCTCCTACTGCTTTAAGCACAAGAGCTACAGTAATACCTGGAGCACCTACTAGATCAGTTATGTCGATTGTCTCTGAAAGAGATAGACATTTAATTATGCTTGGAACTGAAACAACAATTGGTAGTGAATCCTCACAAGATAAAATGTTTATTAGATTTTCTGATCAAGAATCTATTGGGGATTATACTCCTAATTCTACTAATACAGCGGGTACATTTAGACTGGACTCTGGTGTAAAAATTATTGGAGCAGTAAAAGCAAAGGATTATATATTAATACTAACTGACACATCTGCATATATGATGCAGTTTGTGGGTCCACCATTTACATTTTCTATTAGACAAGTAGGAAGTAATTGTGGTGCGATTGGACAACATGCCATTAAATATGTTAATGGAAGAGTATGGTGGATGGGGCAAACAGGTGGTTTTTTTGTATTTGATGGTACTGTTAAATCAGTTCCATGTTTAGTAGAAGATTTTGTATTTACAAATAAAGGAGATAACCTTGGAATAAATTACAACTCAGGTGAAATAGTTTATGCAGGACTAAATAATTTATATGAAGAGATTAGTTGGTTTTATGCAAAATCAGGATCAACAAGTGTAGACAGAGTAGTTACTTACAACTATACAGAAAATACATGGACAACAGGATCGCTTGCAAGAACTTCTTGGTTTGATTCAACATTATACGACAACCCATACGCAACAAAATACAACGGCTCCGGGACACCGAGCTTTCCGACAATACAAGGTGTAACAAATGCTAATGGTGCATCAATATATTATGCGCATGAAGTTGGAAACAATGAAGTCGATTCGTTAGGTAATAAAACAGCCATACCTGCATTTATACAATCTGGAGATTTTGATATAACAGATGGTGAGGTATTTATGAGTATGAGAAGATTTCTACCTGATTTTAAATTATTAACAGGAGACGCTCAAGTTACAATAAACCTTAGAAATTATTCTACGGACAGTTCTTCATCATCTCCATTAGGCCCTTTCACAGTCAACTCATCTACAGATAAAGTAGACACTAGAGCAAGAGGAAGAGCAGCTAGTTTAAGAATTGCAAATACATCTACAGATCAGAATTGGAGATACGGAACTTTTAGAGCTGATATAAAACCTGATGGAAGAAGATAATGGCTAGAATTGATATACAGATACCAGAACCTACACCAGTTTACACTGAAGAAAATCAAAGACAAGTATCTCAATCTTTACAAACAATGAAAGATAAATTAAACACTTCTTATCAAGAAGAATTAAAACAAGAAGTCGAAAGAGTTTCTTGGTATACAATGAGGTAATATGAGCCAAGGGTGTAACAATGTTAATGTTGAGCCAACAGTTATTGGTGGTGGAGATGGCTCTACTGCTTATGATGCATTTGGTAGACTAAGAGTATCTAATCCACTTACTATATTTGATTCAACAAACGTATTATCTAAAAATAATTTATTTGATGAAGATCTAACTGGATCGGGAACAGTTACCTACACATCTAATAAATCTACAGTTAATTTAAATGTAACTACAGCTAGTGGTGATAAAGTTATAAGACAATCTAAAAGAGTAATGTCTTATCAACCAGGTAAATCATTATTAAATTTAAATACTTTTGTAATGAATGCTCAAGAATCTGGATTAGAACAACGTGTTGGAATGTTTGATGCAAACAATGGAATATTTTTTGAAGACACTGGCACAGGTTATCAGATAGTTAGAAGAACATATGTGACAGGTTCTGCAGTTGATAATGATGTAGCACAATCATCGTGGAATGGAGATAAATTAGATGGTACAGGAGCTTCTGGTTATACCTTAGATCCAACAAAAGCTACGATTATGTTTACTGATTATGAATGGTTGGGTATGGGATCTGTTAGAGTTGGTTTTGTAATAGATGGTAAATTTATTGTTGCCCATACATTTTTAAATGCAAATAATTTATCGACTGTTTATATGCAATCAGCAAACTTACCCATAAGATATGAAATAGAAACAACTGGCACTATATCTGGTGCAGCAGTATTACAACAAGTATGTTCAACTACAATGATTGAAGGTGGCTATGCACCATCTGGAATACAACAAATGATTGGTACAGCTTCTTTAAGTGGAGTTAATTTAACAACTGCTGGTACGTTTTATAATTTAGCAACCATATCTTTACAATCTTCTAGACCTTATGCAGTGATTGTATCTCAAGGATTTGATGCATCAGCAGTATCTAATTCTGATTTTGAAGTACAATTAAGATTAAATGCTACACCATCCACTGCATTTTCATACACTACTTATTCGGATAATGTTAAATATGATTTAACAGGAACGACCACAATTACTGGAGGAACTATTATTGGTAAAGCTTATCTTTCAGGTAAAGCATCTAATTCTATTCAGTTTGGAGATGGATTTAATTTTGACTATCAATTAGGACAGACAATCGGTGGTACTTCTGATACACTAACACTTTGTGCCAAAGGTGCATCAAACGGGGATGATGTTCTTGGTAATTTAAAATGGGTTGATTTAACATAATGGCAAATATATATAAAAACGCATTCTACGATCCTAATACTACTGCAGCAGTGACAGTGTATACTTCACCATCTAACTCACGTGCTATTATACAAAATATACAAGTTACAAATGAATCTGGATCAAAAGTACTAAAGGCTAGTATTACAGATAACTCATCTACATCCACTATTCAAATAGCTTATGCATCTATCTCGGGTCCTACGATATGCAACATTGCTAAAGGACCAATTATACTTGAAGAGAGTGACGCATTAAATATTGAATGTAACACTACCAATTCAGTCTCAGCTGTGGTATCTATTTTAGAAATAAATAGATCAGATCAAAATGGCTAAACAAAAATTTACACACTTCGTACCAAGACCAAAACCTAAGAAGCGTCCTGGTCGTCATAAAAAAAGTCTTTCAAAAAGTGAAAAAAGAGATTTTAAAAAATATAATCGACAAGGTAGATGATTGATTTAAATTATTTAGAATCAATAGTTAAATCTGTTGATATAAATTTAACTGAAGAAGATATATTTAACTTTTTAAAAATAAAAAAAAGATGGCCTTTTAGATATCATTGGGGTCAACCTTCCGTAGAAATATTGTGTAGTAATGGTAGGCTAGAATCCAAACATTTTTTTGATGTAGAAAATTATTTTATTTATGAAGAATGGAAAAAATTTTATGATTTAGGTTTTACAAGTATTATTTCAAATATACTTGATTTAGATAAAAATTTAAGAAACCTTAATAAAAGATTGCAAGAAAATACTGGTTTAAAAATAAATGGTAATTTTTATTTTTCAAAACCAGGAAAAAAACCAAGTTTTGATTATCACAAACATGACTATGATGTTATTGTAAAACAAATATATGGTAGTTCAGATTGGAAAATAAATGAAAAAATATTTACAATGAACACAAAAGATACTTGCGTAATACCTAAAAATACGTTACATCAAGTATTAAGTAAAAATAAAAATAAATTATCATTAACAATAAATATACAATGACAGATTTACCAAAAATACCTGCTGAAGCTAAAGAAATTATTAGACACAAAAGAACTGGTAAAGTTTATGCGTCTAAGGATGAATTTCAAGCTGATGTTCTAGATCCAAACACAGATACAACTCAAGAAGATTTTAGACAAGATTTAGAAATTAGAGTGACAAGAGTTTCGATGGGTGCTAAAACAAAAAAATAATGCAACCTAGAGGTGCTACTGAAATACAAATGGAAATGCTGTATAAGCATGTTCCGAAAGAATTATTAGACCAAGTACAAATATGTACTTCAATACCAGGTAAGGTACCTTTAGATTCAAATAAAGTAAATATACTTTGGCAAAAGAATTCTTGGGATCAACCTAATCTACAAGAATTTTTTAGTAACAAAACAAGACATAAAGAATATGATTGGTATGTGTTTAACAGTCATTGGAATTATGAAAAGTTTAGATACTTCTTTGATATACCAACTGATAGATCTGTTGTAATTAAAAACGGAACTAATAATTTTCCTACTAGAAGACCTTATCAAAAAGGTAAGCCAATAAAAATATTACACCATAATACACCATGGAGAGGATTGAATGTATTGTTAAGAGCTATGCAAGAAATAAAAAATCCTAATATTACATTAGATGTATATTCATCTACACAAGTTTATGGAGAAGCTTTTAAAAATCAAAACGATGATCAATTTAAACCTCTATACGAACAAGCAAAACAATTACCTAACGTAAATTATATTGGATATGAAACAAATGAATATATTTTACAACATATGTCCGATTATGATTTATATGTATATCCAAGTATATTTGAAGAAACATCTTGTGTTTCTGCATTGGAAGCATTAGCAGCTGGTGTGCATGTTATTACAAATAACTTTGGAGCTTTATATGAGACATGTGCTGAGTGGCCTGTGTACGTTAACTATTCTACTAACTATGAACAAATGGCTAAAGACTTTGCTGCTGCAATTCAAGTAACATCTAACTATTTACATGAAGACTTTATACAAGATCATTTAAATGAACAACAAAAGTTTTATAAACGTTTTTATAATTGGGATAAAAAAGGTATGGAGTGGACTAGTTTTTTAAAAGGAGCTATAGATGAAAGAAACAATAAATAAAGATACTTATCAAACATTAAAAGAATTAAAGGTTTCTCCACAACCTTATCAAAAAGCTATTACTCCTTTATGGAAACAGGACACCGAACAACCAGTATTACAAGTAGCTAAATCTCCTTACTCTTTATTTGTAGCTACTCCTGTACATAGTGAATGCTCTATTCATTACACACAAGCTTTATTAGAATTACAAAAACTTTGTTTTTCAAAAGGTATAAAAATAACCTTTCAATTAATGAAATCATCTTTGGTAACACAAGGGAGAAATCTTTGTGTAGGTAGTTTTCTAGAATCTGATATGACACATATGTTGTTTATTGATTCCGATATTTATTTTAATGCTCAATCAATTATAACCATGCTTGAAAAGGATAAAGACTTAATATCTATACCTTATCCACTTAAAACTTTAATGTGGGATAAAGCATTTAAAAAAATGCAAGAAGGTAAAATAAAAGAACCTGAAGACATAAGAAAATCATTACATACTTATCCAATGAAGATAGACAATATTGGTAATATACAAGTTAGAGATGGTGTAATAGAAGTAACACATAGTCCAACCGGATGTATGATGATAAAAAGACACGTATTTGATAAAATGATTAAAGCTTATCCTGACAAACAAATTGTACAAAAGACAGTAATTAATGGAGAGTATGTAGACAGACCTCACATGTGGAATTTCTTTGATACAACACACGATCCTGTAACTAAAACATACCTTGGAGAAGACTTTTCTTTCTGTAAATTATGGAAAGATATAGGTGGTAAATGTTATGCCTATATTATGGATCCTATTGTCCATGTTGGAGAACATACTTATGAAGGTAAGTTTTACGACGAGTTGATATTACCTAAGTAAAATGGTAATATTATCTATAATTAAAAGAATAAATTATGGATCCATTTACTATAGCATTAGCTACATTTGGCGTACAAAAACTTAGAGGAAAATCTACTAATAGATCACTAAGAGATGCTCT